CACACGCAATCTAGAATTAGAGGTGTGAAAGGTAACAAGGTTTTAAGAACTAGAAAGGTAACTGAGAAAGGTTGGTGGGGAGATCAATGGAGTACAAAGCATTGGCATTTCTTTTGTGACGACCGGTGCAAGCATGACTTTCTTGAAAAACATTTAAGAGAGATCATTGCACTAGAGCCTCGAAGCGAGCCGCTGGAAACACCGGTAGAGGTAACCAAGGAAACTGTACACAGTGAGTATTGGGGTCCACGAGTTAACACAACAATCACAGAAATAAATCAATAACAATAGAGGTACCAGACGCGTCCAGAAATTTGGACGCGTCTTTTTAATTAATTCACTAATATACAAAGGGGTCCCAAGGCTAGCCCCTTTATGCCTTGTTTTATAGATAGACATGGGTTAAAATCATTCCAGGTTTCAAAATTAAACCAAAAAAATTTTGCAAAAAAAATTTTCGAAATGAAAGTCGATTTAAATAAAATAAAAAATTTACCCCCTGACGTCAAAAAAGACTTTATGAAGATGTATCTTAGATACACGGATAAGAAAAAGGAGTCTCGAATTCAAAATGATTTCATGAGTTTTGTAAAACATGTGTGGCCAGAGTTTATTGAAGGGACCCACCATAAAATGATTGCAGATAAATTTAATAAAATTTCAAAAGGTGAACTAAAGCGTGTCATCATTAATATGCCACCAAGACACACAAAGTCTGAGTTTAGTTCTTATCTATTACCCGCTTGGATGATTGGTCGTAACCCGAAACTTAAAATCATCCAGTCAACTCACAATACCGAACTCGCAGTACGTTTTGGTCGTAAAGCTAAAACATTAATGGACACTCCTGAGTACACTTCAATATTTCAAACAAGACTCAGGCAGGACTCACAAGCTGCGGGTAAATGGGAAACCCAGCAAGGAGGTGAGTACTATGCAGCGGGTGTCGGGTCAGCAATCACAGGAAGAGGTGCAGACCTTTTAATTATTGATGACCCACACTCGGAACAAGATGCCATGAATGCTGATGCATTAGAAAAAGCATACGAGTGGTACACCTCAGGTCCACGTCAACGTTTACAACCTGGTGGAACGATTGTTCTTGTTATGACAAGATGGAGTACAAAAGATTTAACAAGTAAACTCATTAAAGCCTCATCAGAACCCAAAGCAGATCAATGGGACATCATCGAGTTTCCTGCCATTATGCCATCAGGTGAACCGGTGTGGCCAGAGTTTTGGAAGAAGGATGAATTGCTTGGAGTCAAAGCATCTTTATCAGTTGGTAAATGGAATGCACAGTGGATGCAAAACCCAACATCAGAAGAAGGATCACTAATCAAACGAGAGTGGTGGCAGAACTGGGACTCTGAAACATTACCACCGCTTACTCATGTCATTCAATCTTACGATACTGCATTTATGAAAAAACAAACTGCAGACTATTCTGCAATTACAACATGGGGTGTGTTTTATGATGACAGGTTTAACGGACCACAATTAATTTTAGTGGACGCAGTTAAAGACAGATTCGAGTTCCCCGAACTTCGCCGCGTGGCAAAAGAACAATATGATTACTGGACACCAGAAACGGTGATTATAGAGTCTAAGGCCTCTGGCCTCCCGCTGACCTATGAGTTACGCCAGATGGGGATACCGGTGGTAAACTTTACACCGAGCAAAGGAAATGATAAACATACACGTGTTAACTCAGTTGCACCTCTATTTGAAAGTGGATGCATATGGGCGCCCACCGAGAAACAATTTGCTCAAGAGGTGATTGAGGAGTGCGCAGCGTTTCCATACGGGGATCATGACGACCTGGTGGACTCAACGACACAAGCCGTCATGCGATTTAGACAAGGAGGCTTTCTTGAACATCCTGAAGACTATGTTGAAGAAACGGTGCCACAACCAAAGAAGGAGTATTATTAATGAGTTTATTTGGAAAACAAAAAAGAGGAACATCACCAATTTTAAGACCTATTCCAACGGTCGGCGGTAAAAAATTAAAACCAAAACCAATTGAAGAAAAGAAAAAATAATGGGTGGATTATTAAAACTTATATCAAAAGTATTTGGCAAAAATGCATTGTCCAAGACAATTGGAACAAGAACGAATGTCATTACATTGCCTAACAACAAAACTAAAAAATATATCAAAAGAGATTTAGATATTGAAAGTGTTTCTATGGAAACTGCACAAGCAGCAAAAAAAGAAATGGAACAATTGATTCCTGAGATTCCAAAGATGAACGATGCAGAACGATTAATCTTTGAAGGTAATTTGAGAAGACTTGATAATAAATTAAACCCACCATCAGCTGAGATTACAGATATTCGAACAGGACAAAAACTGAGTAAGGAGGGTATTCGTTCTTTAGAAGATCAACTTGGTCTTCCTTCTGATGTTGATATCAACTCACCGCTGGGTCGTGTTATGATGAAAACTAAACAAATTGAAAAGGAAGGAAAAGATCTTGCAAAAGAATTTGGTATGGAAGATCAACTTAAAAAAGGTCTGGATGATTTAGCACAATCACAAATTCAAATGTCTAAAATGCAAGACGAAGGTTTAGTGAGAGCAACAGCTAGAGAAATTATGGATAGAGATATTAAATCTGGAAAACTTAAAATACCAAAAGAAGAAATGGATGTAATTACAGAATATTCATCCGTGAATGATCCATTAGATATTTGGAGAAAATATTATGGTGAAGACGCACTAGAACAATTAGATTCTATGGTTCCTGATTTTTATCAAATGAGAACTTCATCAGAAGCTGCAGATGCAGCAACTAAAAAATTTACATTTGAACCAAAACTTGGGAGACCAAAAGGATCTTATACACAAAAAGAGTTTGAAGAAATAATAAAAAAAGGTTCTGACGATGATACTCCAGAATTTGCTGAAGGCGGTTCTGTTGGCTTACCAAATATCTTAGGAGTATAACTCCATGAAAATAGCTGAATACAATCAGATGATGAAATACCTGACCAGGCCTGCTGAGCCTGAAGATGAACGCATTGATTTTGCGACAGGTGGGCCAGTTATGAAAAGATTTCTAAAAAATGTTGAAAAAGTAAAAAAATTTGTTGCCATGAAAAAAGAAAAAGGAGAAGAAATTTATCATTCTGATTTATTAAAAGTTACAGGTAAGAAAAATGTTTCTGCTAATTTAAGAATATTAGAAACAGCAGGTGTCATGAATGATATTACGGATCTTTCAAAAGGAGGAAGAGGAGTAAAACAAACAAAGATACAACCTTTTTTAGATCAAGCAGTAGATGATTTTTATACAGGTAAAAGACCTATTAACGAAATGAGAACAAGTTCTTTAATACCTGAACTTTCTAAAAAAGCTGGCCTTGAAAAAAATATAGGTCAAAGAAATTTAACAAAGCTTTTAATGAAAAATCCTAAATATGTAGAAATGATTCCAGTAAGAGATTCTGTGACACAATCAGTAACAAAACAAAAAGGCCCTGTTAAAGAAAAACTTATGAAATTAACTTTTCAAGAGGCAAAAACTGAAGACGTAGTCGCAAAAGCAAGACCGGGTTTACCACAACCTAAAGGAGTGGAAGACTCTATTCTTAGAGATCTTCGACGTTATTCCGTGCAAAATAAAAATAAAGGTGCTTTGTTTCAAATTATTGAAGATTCAAAAAGTTATAATCAATTAAAAATATTTGATGCAGAGGCAGGTGAAACTTTAGATAAAGGTAAAATTATCAAATACATAAAACAAAATGATCCTAGGTTTCAAGAATATGTTCAAACTTTTAAAGATGTTAGAAAAATAAAAAATAAAAAATATGGAGATGGAACTTTAAATGATGCATTAAAAAAAATAAAAAGAGGAGGTGTAGATGCATCAATTCAACTTGGTCATGTAGATGGAGTTGGTGTTAACCCACTAAGAAATTTAGAGCCTCAACTTGCTTTTGCAAATCAAGCAGCAAGAGCAAAAGGTGCAGATTTTAAACAACTTGGATTACAAGCTCCGGGTGGAGAAGGTGTTCCAAGAAAATTAACTGCAGAAGAAAACATAAATCGTTTTGTAAAATTTGCAGATCGAAGTTTAAAAGCAGAAGCAGTTCCCGGAGCAAAATTAGTTGGAGATTTTACTCAGAGCATTATTGATGATGTGGCAAAAGGTAAAATTGCTTCACCTGCACTTAAAACTTTAGGACTTGCAGGAGTAGGTTATGGCATCTACGATACAGGTGTTGGATTTAAGGAAGGTGTTTCTATACCGGAACTTGGTACACGTTTCTTTGGTCTTGATCCTGTTTATCGTTATGCACAAGAACAAATGAGTTTGTCTCCAGAGGCAAGAAAAATTCAAGCAGCAATTAATCGCAACATAGCAGCCGAAGCAGAAGATGTAGCGGGTTTAGGTATGTTTGATTTACAACCCGCAAAAGAAGTTACCGAAGAAGAAAAACAAATTTTAGAAACAGAACTAGAAAAGATAAGACAAAACAGAAAACTTTTAAATCAACAAAGAGCACAGGAACGTGCAGACTTATTACGTGTAATTCAAGATAAAATTAATAATCCTGGTGCAACGGTGTATCGCTCTAAGTTTGATGAAGGTGGACCAGGTGACCCGAGTCGTAGAAAATTTTTTAAAATTATGGGAGGACTTGCATCCTTACCCATCTTAGGAAAGATTGCAAAACCAATTGCTAAAATTGGACCTGAGGCTACAGAAGTTGTTTCAAGAACAGCAGAACAGATGCCTGTCTATTTAACAACTTTAATCAATAAAATTAAATCTATAGGTAAATCAAAATTAATTGGAAAACCAGATAATCCAGATGGCTTTGTTCAATATGATTTAGAAGATTATACCTTGATTGAAGGGCCTGGCTATACAAGAGTCAGTAAAACAGAATATGGTGCAAGTTCACAAGGAGAAGGTATTAAAAACCAACTTGAAGTCGAAATTAAAAAAGATCCGGAAACAGGTGCCATAGAATATGATGAGTTTACCGTGTCTCCAGATGCGGAGGGAAAATTAAAAGATGTTGATTTTGGTATTGAAGATATGGATCACAAAACCATGGAAACTTTTGCAAATGAATAGATTAGGTAAAAAATCAGGACCACCACCAAAGTCAGGGCCACAACCGCAGGGGGTTGAATATAACTATAATACTGTTAAAACAGTACGATCGGAGAGAAAATTACATGGCAGAAATAGACAAGGCACTTCCAAACGAGCCTAGAAAAACTTTAGAGATTCCTGGAGACGAAGAACTTCAAGATAAACTCGTAGAAGCTGCAGAAGAAGTTGCAGAGCAACCAAACGATGTTGAAATTACTGAGAATGAAGATGGCTCAGTAGATATTGATTACGATCCAAACGCAGTTGCACCTGAAGGTGGCGACGAGCATTATGCAAACTTAGCAGAATTTTTACCTGATGATGTATTAGGAAGAATGGCCTCACAACTTTATGGCAATTACCAAGATTATAAATCATCAAGAAAAGATTGGGAGAAAAGTTATCGAGAAGGTTTAGACCTTTTAGGTTTTAAATATGACAACAGAACAGAACCTTTCCAAGGTGCGTCAGGTGCAACTCACCCTGTTTTAGCAGAAGCTGTGACTCAGTTCCAAGCTTTGGCGTACAAAGAATTATTACCTGCAGACGGACCTGTGAGAACTCAGATCCTAGGGATGCCAACACCAGATAAAGAGCAACAGTCTCAACGTGTTAAAGAATTTATGAATTATCAAATCATGGATCAGATGAAAGAGTACGAGCCAGAGTTTGATCAAATGTTATTTTATTTACCCCTTGCAGGATCTGCATTTAAAAAAGTTTACTTTGATGAAATGCTACAAAGAACTGTATCTAAGTTTGTACCAGCAGAAGAACTTGTCGTTCCGTACACTGCAACATCGTTAGATGATGCAGAAGCGATTATTCACAGAATTAAAATATCTGAGAAAGAATTACGCAAGCAGCAAGTCGCAGGGTTCTATAGAGATGTTGAATTAAAACCAGGTCAAGTTAAAGAAGATGAATTAAAAAAAAAAG